CGGCGGGTAATTCCGGTAAAGGCAAAAGCGACGGCAGCGGCAAAAGCGATGGCAACGGCGAAGCCGGCGGAAACGGCAGCGGCAAGAACGAAAACGGCAACACTGGCGAAGGCTCGGGCGACGATGCGGACATAGGTCTGAACCTGAACAACGGCGACATTCCGGAGCGTAAAACTTTCGATTTCGGGACGTTTTCTGTCAAGGGGTATTTCACGTCGAACGGCACATGCCCTGCCCCGCTGACGGTGGATTTGGGCGTGTTCGGCAAGATGGAGCTTTCATACGGCTGGATCTGCAAGGTCGCCAAACTCATGCGCGGCGTCGTCATCGCCTTTGCGTGGTTCGGCGCAATTCTGATTATCGTCAAGGGAACAAAGGAGGCTTGAAATGAAAAAGTGGCTGGCAGGGATTCTGTCTTCAATCATGGGCTGGGCGGCGGAACGCGTCGGAAAATATCTGCTGGGCGCGGGCGCATTCGGCGCGGCCTATGTGGGCGCAAACGCCCTGATAGACAAAGTGGTGCGCGGCATCGCGGCAGACATCGGCGGCGGCGTTGACGGTGCATTTCAGGTGTTGATGATGGCGGGTGTCGGCGTCGCGCTGAACATATTGTTGAGTGCCTGCGCCTTCTCGCTGGCGGCGGGCGTGGCGAAAGGGGCGGCGAAATGATCTATTTGATAACCGGCACGCCCGGTGCGGGAAAAACCGCGCTGCTGTGCAAGATGATGCTGGAAAACAAAGAAGGGCTGTTCACGTTTGACGACGGCAGCCCGAGGCAGATCTTCACGTGTAATATTCCGTGGACAAAAGCAGGCCGCGAAAAGTTCGGCGTGGCCGACGTGAGCGCGGAACAGATCAAGGCGGCCAGCATCCATGACAATTTCCCGGAAGGTTCGGTTCTGATTGTCGATGAGGCAAGCGAGGTGTACCCGGCACGCGCCATGTCCGCCAAACTGCCGGTTCATGTCGAAGGGCTGAATACCTTGCGACACAGCGGCTACACGTTGATTCTGCTGACGCAGTTCCCGCACATGATCGATCCGTTCGTGCGGCAGCTCGTGTTCAAACACTGGCACTTGAAGCACAATCAGATAGGGGAGAAGCTGTATGAGTTTCTCGGCTGCCAAACCAGTTTCGGGCGCGGCGTGCTGCAGATGGGTGTGGGGGAGTTCTACAAGCCGGATCCGAAAGTGTTTGACTTGTACGAAAGCGCGACGCGGCACATAAAAATCAAGAAAAAGAAGGGCTGGCAATGGTGGTTGCTGCCGACAATGCCGCTGCTGATCGGTGGCGCGTTGTGGCTGATGTCCGCCCAATTCGATGAGATGGAGGACGGCGCGAAAGAACAGACTTCCGTGCAAGTGGCCACTGAGGCGAAACAGGCCGCTACAACCGCGACGGCACAAACTGCGAAAACGGAAGAGGCAGCGACGGAAACGGCGGCCTCGGCGGTATCGGCAGACGACTGGCTGCCGCGTGTGGCCGAACGTGAGGAAACCGCGCCGATTTATGACGGCGTGCGCAAGGTGGAGGACTTCCCGCAGGTGGTCGGCTGTGTGTCGTCATCAAAGGGCTGCAACTGCTACACTCAGCAGGGAACGCGGGCGCGGATGACGGCGCAGGCGTGCAGGGATTGGCTGGATAACAGGCCGTTTAACCCGTATCGGCAGAGGCTCGAGGAACGGCCGGCCGAAGCCGTAGAACAGACGGCGGGTGAAACGCAAAGTCCGTCCGTGTTTGCTTTGACGGGGCATGACAAATACCTGCCCACGCCGAAGTTCGGAGACGGTCCGACGGCGCAATAGGGTGGAAGGCTGCTTGAAATAGGCAGCCTTTGTTAATTATTGTAAAATGTGGGCGTAGGCATTGATTTGATGTATAGACTAGTCTATAATTCAAAACATCAGGAAATCGCGCACGTTGCGCAAGTCGCGCCTCGGACTATCAGGGGTAAGGATGTGAAAAATGTTAAAAGTTAACACTGGTAATTTTATGATTGTTGCAAATGAGGTTTACGAGCTTGTTAGAAAGCTACCGAAAGTTCAGAGACAAAATCAGAAGGCGGTTTTAAGCTCTGCTGTTTCGCAATGGATGTCGGCTGAAAGGAACGACAAAAAAGAGTTGGATGGTGCCTGCGCGAGACTTCAAAGAGTGGTTGCTTATTTCCACAATCGCGGAAAAATTTAATTGATGATGCCGTCGAAAGGCGGCATTCCTTTTGGGATATTTATGGAAAAAGAAAATTCGCGCCAAAAAGCGCAGCGAAAGTATCTGACGCAGAAGCGGTTTCAAAAAACGGTTGCTTTTAACCGTGAAAGCGAAGCCGATTTGATTGAGTTGGCCGCAGCTCTGCCGGATTTCTCCGGCTGGGTGAAGGCACATTTAAAAAGGTTGAAAGATGACGCACGATAATAGAAATTGGCAAAGACGCTGGACTGTTGATCTTGAATCGCAAACCGCAACGCATGTTGATGGCTGGGTTTTCAAATTTGAACGCGGCGAAGAGGATGGGCAGGTTTTCTTTGACGGCCATCCGATAGCGCAGCCGCAGAATTTGACAACGGAGCAGATTAAAAACGCTGCGAGAATCGCCCGGGAAGCTGGTGAAGTTTGGAATAAGGCGCGCGATTCTCGGAATTGATTAATTTCTGATAAATAGCGGTTTTATTCAAGCTGCCCGAACGTGAAAGACAAGGGGGAATGCCCAAGCATTTCCCCTTATCTTTTGCGGGCGGGTAGCACGGGGGGTGCGGGGGAACGCCCCCGCGATGCCTGCGCCCCTGCGTGCCCTGCCAAGTGCGAAAGGTTCTAGAATTTAACGTAAGTCCCTAATTATGCGAACCAGCATTTGCTAACGCCTCGGCCGCCAGCCGGACGGCAAGGAATTTATCCGCATCTCGTGCATGATGCCTGAGACGGCCACGCGCCAGTACACATCCGACAAGCCGGGCTTGTCCTGCTCCCTCGCCTTCGGATACGCAAGCGAAACAATAATTTCCAATGGATCTCGGCCGCATTCCTCCGCAATTTCCAGCACGAAAGCAAGCGGCAGTTTCAGACGGCCGCTGCGGTACTGGCAGATGCGGCTCTGGCTGACGTGCCAATGGTCGGCCAGTTTATAGTCGGAACGGATATTTTTGTAGCATTTGAACAAATCCAGCCATTGCGCGGCGTTTCTCATGATAAAACAAAGCCTTACGGTTATTCGTAAGGCTTATTCTATTCCGTCCGCAGATTCGCGCAAGGTTCGCGGATGCTAACGGGTTTGCGGCAGGCTGCGTTAAGCGTTTGTCCGGCTCTTATTTTGTTCTCGATTAATCAGCATGGCTTGCGCGTCTTTGCCGAATTCCGTCATCAGAATATCCATGAGTTCAGTCCATTTGACCGTTCTGCCGACTTTTAGACTGGCTTCCATGGCCAAACGCTCAATCTTCATTTTCTTGTCAATTCTGACGTTAAGTGTAACGCGATCTGTCATTGTGTCTCCTAAATGCTTCAAAAGTTCAAAAACTATAATACTGGAATGTTAAAGTTTAAGTTAGTTCTTGTGTTCCTGTGCTAAATGGTGTAGCTTACGCCCCGTAAAAGTTTTTGAGTTCACGAACACAGGAAGGCAGAAAATGCGAAGTGCAAAAGTTTTAGACGATTTGAACGGGAAATTTTATGTGGAGCTGGAATCGGACGGCTGGCGGCAAATCCACTACGTCGGCGACGAGACCGAAGACGCATTGGCGTTTGAAAAAGCCGTTGATGTGGGCGTGTTCTATGTGGAAAGCGGCTGGATTTCTTGTGAACTGCCCACTGTTGAGAGGGCGGGCGTTTTTGCGGAAGTGTTCGCATTCAGGGCGCGCCCCTGCGGCCTAGCGAATGCGTGCAGCGTAGACGCGGGGGCGCGCCATGGATAAGCAGCTACGCGCAAAAGTCCCCCCCCTATCTAACAGGGGGGGTGTTTCGGGAGAAATCTACGACGCTCCGCAAAGAACAATCGAACGTTATCAACGGTTTGTACGGGACGAGAAGGGCGAAATTCGGGAAATTCCGCTGCGTCGCGGATTGAAGGACGGCGCGTTCATTGACACGCTCTCCGTAACTTTTCACGGGGATTCTCTAAAACCGTTTGGCCTGCTCTTTCTGCCGATGGCGAGTGAGGCGGACTACATAAAAATCGCGTCGAAAGTGTGCCACGACATTTTCGGCTTCGGGATCACAAAACGCGGCAACGGCAGCGGAAACAGGCGGTATGAAGGGTTTTGGATTTTGGAATCGGACGGCGTGCAATACGGCAGCGTCCACTACGGCGGACAAAACGGAACGATGCTGATTGAGTTGAACGGCCACGGCTGCCAGGCGGCAAAAGACAGATGGGAAGGCCGGCTGTACTCGTTTCTGAAAGGCGCGATCAGGCCGAAGATTACCCGCATAGACATTGCGGCCGATTTTTTCGAGAACGAAATCACGCCGGACAAAGCCTATCGGGCGTGGTGCAAACGGCAGTTCGCCATCCGTCAGAATCCGGTGTGCGAACGCTACGGCTCGGACTGGGATTGCGGCACCGAAAACGGCAAGACTTTGTATATAGGCGGAAAAAAAGCGTCCAAACGGGCGCGGATTTATGACAAAGCAAAACAATTGGGCGACAAGACAGCAAACTGGACGCGCTTTGAAATTCAGTTCAGAGGCTCGAAAGACTTGCTGCTCGAACTCGAAATGCTGCTTTGGCCGGGCGAATATTTCGGGGGCGCGTTCCCGATTTGTGAAAAGTTGGTCGGCGTGCAAAGACGAATCGAAGCCACGGGCAAAAAGCTGGAATTAACGATCGAAACGGCGGTTTGTCATGGAAAAAATCAGGTCGGAAGGCTGATCAATGCCTTGTTGCAGCTTGGAAAAACGAACGAACAGATTATTGAAATGCTGCGAAATAAAGAAGGTGCTTTGCCGCAAAGGCTTGAGCCTTCCGCCTACTCGGTAGAGTACGCGAGCGGCAACGACAAGTACCGGCATGAGCCCGATACGCTGGATAACGAAGCGGCGGAAAGAAAACCACAGCTTCACGAAGTGGAGGCCGTTTCTGAGATGGAAACGGGTGAGCACGTAGAAGACGGCGATTTGCCGTATTAACCAAATTCCGGAAGCAAGGCCGGGTATTTTCAACCAAGCAAAGAAAGTAAGGAAACAGTATGAACCAGAAGTTGTTATTCAAGGTGTACGGGCTGAAACGTTCAAAGGGTGTGATGCGTGATACGGGTAAGGACTACGACAGTACAACGATTTATATCGGCGTTCCGTTTGACGAATCCAGCGGCAACATGCGCGGTGTAACGATTGAAGCCATGAAGTACGGCAAGTCGGACAATTACGCGAAATTCGACGGCATCCCCCTGCCCTTCGATGCGGAAATCGAACTGCAGACGGTGAGCAACGGGCGAACCATGAGCCAGCAGATTGTCAACGTCGTGCCGCTGAAAGCCGGTTCTGCACCGGCCAAATAATCCCTTTCAGGCTGGCCGTTCGCGGGCGCGGCGGCCTGATTCTCCCTAGTGTCCCGCATAAAAGGAAAACTGAAATGAAGAACTGGAAACAGAAACTTCAATACGGCGCGGCGGTGGCCGCAACCGCCCTGATGGCTGCTCCTGTAATGGCAGCAGATGAAATCGATCCGTCTTCTCTCGTCGCCGGTATCAACTCGTCCAAAGCGATTGTGGTTGCAATCGGAACGGCGATTTTTGGCGTGATCGGAATTTTGGTTGCGCTGCGCTACGGTCGTAAAGCATCGGGCGGCTAAAAAAGGGCGGCGGGGGGCAACTCCCGCCGTTTTGGATATGTCTTATTTGCAAAACGGACAATGCTTTGCCAACGTAGCGGCGGCAAAGGCGGATTTTTTGAGCAGGATAGACGGCATCGAACAGCGGCAGGCCGCAATGACGCAGCTCGAAGCCATGAGCGGAGCGGAAATTCAGGCCATGTTTCCGCAGTGCGTGCATCCGTCGGTCTGGTTCTCGGCCTATCTGGCCGCCCTCTTCGGCGTCGTGGTGCTGTTGTTGTGTCTGAGAAGCGGAAAGGCGGCAGCGGAAATATGAGTCTGGACTACTTTTTCTACGGAATGAACGCGTTGTTAATCGCCTACATGTTGTTTGAGAGCTTGAAATGAACATACAGAATTTTGTACTGGCGGCGGTGATGGCCGCCTGTTTTTTGTCCGCGTGGGGCGCAGACGTTGAAGAGATAACAGATCACGGCCTCTACGCAAAGTCTACGCCGTGTAACAACCATGAGAATCGCGGCAAGGTGATAACGATCGGTGCGGGCGTCGGGCGTCCCCGTCAATTGGACTGCCGAAAATGGGAAGAGGAGCTGAAAAAGTGCGAAGCGGCGAAAGATTTAGATGCCCTTTGTCCGAATGGCGTTGTGTCAATTTCAGGTGGCGGTTATGCCTGTATCACCGGCAGGAATTCGCGGGGCGGAATCGAACACGGCCCTGAATTAAGCTTGAAGAACCTCCAGCAATGCAGCAACGCGGAAGCTTCCTGTCCCTACGGGACGGAAAAAATCGGCCTGAGCAAAACCGGTGCGGCATTGTGCAGAGGGAAGGATGTGGAGAAAAAAGAACAGCCGAATGAAGGGGGCAAGCCGAAGACGGACAAGCCCGAATCCGACAAAAAACAGGACAAACAGGACAAAAAGCCGCAAGACGAGAAAAAGGCCGAAGACGAGAAAAAAGCAGACGAACAGCAAAGGCCGTTTACTGAAACGATGCGGCAGATGAATGACGTATTGTCAAAACTGAACAAGACGCTCGAATCGCTCGGCAGTTCGCTGGGCAGCGGAAACGGCTCTGCGGCGGGTAATTCCGGTAAAGGCCAAAGCGACGGCAGCGGGCAAAGAGATGGCCACGGCG